AAATCCCGTGTAAATCTGGATGCCAGCCGCAAATTCAGACTTTCCCGCCTTTCGGGCCATTCGAGGTAACACTGTGTAAACCGCCTAACCCCGCGTATATGATGTCAAAATCTGGACTAATTTTATGAGCGCAGCAGGACGACCGCCGAAACCGTCGGCAGAACATCAAAAAAAAGGCACATACCGGGCAGACCGCCATGCCGGACGGGCAGCCGACGCGGTTCCGCGATTGATAACGATACCTGCTCCGCCTGAATACTTCACTGACGGGCAGCGCAAAAAATGGACTGCCATTTGCGGGATGTTGAAACGGGATGGAATGCTCGCAGACACCTATCTGGAACTTGTTGAAAGGTATTGCAACTGTTGGCAGACATGGTGGAAAGCATCGCAGGAAGTAAACAAAACCGGCCTTACCTTCTCCACGGAAGGCGGGCAGATCAAGCAAAATCCTGCCGTTGCAATCGAAAAAGAGATGTTGTCGCTGATGGTTCGCATTTTAAACGAGTTTGGATACACACCCCGTTCTGCAATGAGCATAAAGGTAAACCCGGTAAAAGAGGATGACGACCCGGCGGGTTTTCTGGATAACTAATGACCCAACACGAACGCTACATAAAGAATGTCATTTCCGGCGGCGAAGTGGTTTGCGAGTTGACCCGCTTAGCCGTTGAACGGCATTTGTCCGACCTTGAAAAAAAAGATTGGGAGTTTGTATTTGATGAAGCCGAGGCGGCAAGGGCTATAAAATTCTTTTCCATTTTGCGCCACACGTCCGGCAAGTTGGGCGGGCAGATCTTTAACCTGCAAGACAATCAGGCATTTATTTTGGCAATGCTTTTCGGTTGGAGGCGCAAAGAGACAGGAGGCAGGCGGTTTAAACAGTGTTACCTCGAAATGGCCCGAAAGGCGGGAAAGTCTGAATTTGCGGCGGGCATCCAGATTTACACGGGATTCTTCGAAGGTGAAGAAGGCGCACAAGTTTATACAGCGGCAACGACACGCGACCAGGCAAACATGGTTTTCCGGGCGGTAAAGAAAATGTGCCGCTACCTGAAAAAGGATTCAAAGGGGCTGAATGGTAAAATTGACGTCATGGCAAACAGCGTTGTTTTTCACCCGACGGACTCGTTTATTCAAAAGGTGAGCGCAGACGCCGGAACGCTTGACGGATTGAACCCACATAACGCGACCGTAGATGAATACCATGCCCACAAAAACGACGAAATCAAAGGCGTAATGCAGACGGGCATGGGCAGCCGGGAAAACCCACTTTTGGTGATAATCACAACGGCAGGCTTTGACAAAGAGGCGCCTTGTTTCCGGGTTGAAAGGGCAAACGCCGTGCAAGTGCTGAAAGGACAGCGAACGCAGGACAACCTTTTTGCAATGATTTTTACCCTTAATGAAGGCGACGATTGGCAGGACGAAAAGGTATGGAAAAAGGCAAACCCGAATTTAGGCAGTACGCCAACGGTTCAGTATCTACGCGATCAGGTTAAAGACGCGATGAACAAGGGCGCTTCAACGCGGGTGCAAGTCCTGACCAAAAATTTCAATATCTGGATGGACGCGCCTAAAGTGTGGATACCGGAAGAACAAATCAAAGCAGTGTGCAGGCCGATTGACATTTCAGAATTTTACGACAGGGACATTTATTTGGGCCTTGACCTTTCCGCCACTACCGACTTGACCGCACTTGCCCTGTTTATTCCCGGAGATGAAAACCAGCCCGCACGGCTAAAAGTGCTGTATTGGCTGCCTGAAAACACGGTAGAAAAAAGAAACGATGTAGCGCCTTACCGGGAATGGAGCGAGCAGGGGCATATCAACTTGACGGCGGGCAATGTGGTTGACTATTCCGCAATCAAAGCAACGATTTATGACCTGCAACAAAAGGCGCGGATCATCGGGGTTGGGTACGATCAGTGGAACGCATACGAAACGACGGCGGAACTTTCGGGGAACGATATAAACATGGAAAAGGTGTTGCCGCATTTTGGATGGCAAAGCAACCCGACCAAACGTCTGGAAATGATGGTCGTAAACGGGGAGATTGAAATAGACAGTAACCCCGTTCTACTCTGGAACTTCCGGAACGTTATGATTATCCGAAACGCGGAGGATCAAATCAAAGTCAACAAGGGGAAAAGTGCTGAAAAGGTAGACGGAATTGCCGCGTCGGTGGATGCAATTTATGTTTGGCTGCAAGAAATTTCAACGCCTTCAACGGGGAGTTATCTATTTGAAGACGAATCTGAACTAATAACAATTTAAACAAATGCCAATCTTCAAACCTGCCCGACGCTTTTTCCGGGATTCCGCACTTGCACACCAACTTTTAGACGGCCTTTCAGGCGTTGAAATCGGCGGTAGTGCGCACAACTGCTTTGGCCTCGACACGATCAACGTAGACATTTATCCGGGCATGGATACTGTTTACAAAAAGGCTGAAATCGACCTTTGCGGCGAAGCCATGCCGGTTGATGTAGTTGCGCCCGGCGATGCGCTGCCCTTTCCTGACAAGTCCTTCGATTTTGTCATTTCTTCCCATGTCATTGAACACTTTTTCGACCCGATAAAAGCGCTGAAAGAATGGGCGCGGGTTGCCCGGAAGTACATTTACATCATTGTCCCGCAACCGGACGCCGAACCTTCCGACAGGGGCAAATTGATTACCCCGCTGGATACGCTTTTGGCGCGGCATAGCGGTGAAATCCCGGAAAAGAAAACCGACGAACATCATACGCGGTGGACTTGCGAAACATTTATCCAGATGTGTGCGGCGCTTGGCTTTCATGTTTCGCACTGGCAAAACCCCGATGACAAAGTAGGCAACGGGTTTACCGTTGTGATTGACTTGCAGCCGCAAATTATCACCAACATTGAAACCAAGCCCAAACGCAAAAAATGAAAATAGCCGTCATTTCCGCCATTTTTGGCGACATGGAGAAAGAAAAGCCGTTCGCCGCGCAGTCTGTCGATTGCGACCGCTTTTGTTTTACGCCTTTCAATTCCCCGTTTCCTATCCCAAATTTGCCGCCGCGATTGCAGGCAAAGTATTTCAAATTGCAGCCGCACAAAGTTTTGCCCAATTACGATTTTTACATTTGGATCGACGGTAATATTGAGGTGACAAATCCGGACTTTGTTTGGCAAATGATCCAAAATATGCAAACTGTTGGCAGAAACATAAAGATTCAACGGCACCACGAACGCGAAACACTTGGCCAGGAGATTGATTTTATTTTGAACAGCGATAACCCGTATTTACTTGCCCGGTATGGGAATCAGCCGCTACATGAGGAACTGAACTATTACAAGTCAGTTAAGGCAGACGTAGAAAATGCGGCGCTTTATTCCTGCAACATCTTTTGCATAAGGAATACAACGCAAGCCGCACTTTCAATGGACAAGTGGTTTGATTTGGTTTTGCAATGGTCTTTTTTTGACCAATCAGCGTTTTCATTTTTGGCTGATATTGGAGCGTTTGCGCCGGTTGTAACCGACTTTGGCCCTATGCTAAACAACGACTACTTCATCCTTCACCCACACGACAATTGGAAACAATGAAAAGGCAATCCGGCAGAATCAAAGTTTTCGTCATCGACGACTCGCGCCTCGACGGCGTTGGTTGGTGGCGAAATTCTGAACCATTTGCGGCGCTGGACAAAATGCACGGCGATACGCTGGACATTTGCTTTGTGTCTGAAAACGTGGACATACGGCGCCTGAAAACCGCCGACGTCGTTGTTCGTTTCCGGCCAACAAGCCGCGAAAGTTTGGAATTTTTGAAAGTGTGCAAGGACTTTGGAATCAAATTGATTCTTGACATTGACGACGACCTTTGGAATATACCAATAGGTCATCCTATGTTCATGGAGAGCCTCGAATGGGGCGCACGCCTTCGCCAAATTTACGACCTGGCCGACGTTATTTGGACAAGCACCGAACAACTACGGTACAGTGTTGGCGATTTGGGCCGGGCCTTGGTAGTGCAAAACGCAATTTACCCGAATGATATGCCATTTGCGCCGATGGAATGGAAAGGGTTAGCCGCATGGCGGGGCAGCGCAACGCAGGTAGCCGACATTTGCAACGAAAGCGCAAAAGCGAAATATTTTGAAGTCCGGGAAAAGTACACATGGATTTTTGCCGGGTACGCGCCCGACCTGCTACACGCGCAAAACGTCCGCTTTCAGCGCGGTGTATCTCCGCTTGCCTACTTCCTGAATTTGAAGCAAGGGCTTGCAAACGTATTTTGGAAACCATTACAGGAAAATCTTTTCAACGACGCCAAAAGCAACATTGCAATGCTGGAGGCGGCTATGTCTGGCGGCGTATGTGTGACAAATTACGCGGGTAAACCGGGATGGGAATTTGCCCTATCTGAATTTCCAGACGAAAAAGAAACGAGAGAGCATTTTTACAATGTACGGCAGGCGATTGTAGAAAATTACAACCTTTTCGACGTGACCGAAAAAAGATTCAAAAGCATCGTTAACGCCGTAAATTCGTGATATGATCGACAAAGATTTTGAATTGCAATCAGAGCAGTCTTTGGTAATTCCACAAAACTACTTTGATCGGTACGCGGCACTTTACCGGGTGTTTGGTAATGCCTCAAAGGCATGGGAAACGCTGGAGCAGGAATTGCACAATCAGACAGGCGGCAACCGCTTTTCTTCCCTGCAATCATTTCAGGCGGCGCAAACGCGGTTTCATTCCGGAGAGCGGTCACGGTCGGTTCTCATTAAAATTGATTCTTAACCCCTGTTTAGGCGTTTTCGCGTATTTGGCCGCAATTTTGGGCAACGTACGCTAAATGTCTTTCCTGTCAACACTTCGCTCCTTTTTCATCGCCGATGACCGCCCGAAAATTTCGGACGTATCCCCCACGACTGAAAACAGGAACAGCAACCCTTTCGAGGTGGCAATGGCAACAGATGGGTGGTTAGGTATTGGGGATATTGGAATACAAAGCACATCCGGCGTTTTTGTCTCCCGCCGTCGGGCGCTCACCGTTCCCGCCATTTGGTCGGCAGTTGACACCATTTCAAAAACACTTGCCTCTTTGCCCTTTGGCATTTTCCGCGAAACCGAATACGGGAGCGAAAAGGCTAAAGGGCATCCGCTTTACAACATTATCCGGATCACACCGGCACCCGACCTTCAACTTTACAACGCCTACTCTTTCCGGTATGGCCTGTTTATGCAGGCTTGTTTTGGCGACGCCTTTGTAAAAATTCACCGTAACGGCATCGGCAGGCCGACCAACCTGGAACTACTCAACAGCGAAGACGTGACCGTATGGCAAAAGCCAACCGGGCAGCCGTACTACACCGTCACGCGCAATGTAGGCGGCGTTTCAAAATTTGAAACCCTGCTACCTTACGAAGTCCTGCACATCAAAGGGCTGACTATTGACGGCATTGTAGGCGAAAACGTTACGACAATTCACCGTGACAGCATCGGCACCAGCATAGCAGCCGAGCAATACGGCAACTTCTTTTTTGCCAACGGGGCCAACCCTTCCGGGGCGCTGGTTTTTCCGAATGAATTGAAAAAGGAGCAACGCGACGCAGCGGAAAAGAAAATTTCCGGCAAATTCGGCGGCGTTCGCAATGTGGGCAAAACGATGGTTTTGGATGCAGGGGCGAAGTACGAAAAGTTCAGCCTCAACCCGAAGGAAGCAAGCCTTAATGATACCCGCAATTTCCAAGTTAATCAGGCTTCGCGCATCTTTGGCGTGCCTGTACCGCTTCTTGCCCAAATGGACAAGGCGACGCTAAACAACATGGAAACTATGGGCATTCAATTTGTTACGCTTTGCCTTCGCCCCTGGGCAGTGCAAGTGGAGCAGGAGTTTGCCGTCAAGTTGCTCACCCAAACAGAACTTTACAGCGAAACATATTTTTTCCGGTTCAATTTCGCGGGCCTGCTTCGCGGCGATACTACGGCGCGGGCTTCTTACTACAAGCAGGCGCTTGGCGGGCCTTCAACCGGCATAGGCTGGATGTCCGTTAACGAGGTTCGGGAACTGGAAAACCTTGACCGTGTTGACGATGGCGACGAAGTATTTACCGCTGAAAAAATGCAGGCTTCGCAAAATCCGGCAATGGCCGAACCTGCCGACACGACCGAAGACCCGGAAGATATGACAGATACCGAAGACCCGGAAGAACCAACAAACGATACAGAAAATGGAACACCACAAGCAAGCAGCAGAAAGCGGGCAAATTGAACGCCGGTACATAAGCGAAGGCGTAGAATATCGGGCAAAAAATGGCGATAAACCCGCTGAATTGTTCGGCTATGCGCTTCGCTTTGGCTCTGTTTATAAAATGTACGACCGAAACCTCGGAGAATTTTATGAACAGGTTGATTCAAGCGCATTGGATGGGGCAGACATGACCGACGTCCGTGTTTTGCAGGATCACATTTCAAACCTCATTTTGGGCCGTACCAAATCAGGCACGGCAGAGGTTGGGGTTGATAATGTAGGGCTTTGGTATCGAGCCATTTTGCCGAACAGCCCAAACGGCGAAAATGTACGGGTTGCCGCCGAACGCGGCGACATTGACCAAAGTTCGTGGGGCTTTTCATTGCGCCAAAACGGCGGCGATAAATGGGAAATACGGGACGGGAAGAAATACCGAACCCTGATTCAGGTTGAAAAGGTGTTCGACGTTTCACCCGTTACGTTTCCGGCAAACCCGGACACGTCCGTAGCAAAACGCTCTTGCGAAATGTCCGGCATACTGGCTTCCGATGCAGTCCGTAAAACAATGAGTCCAGAGGAACAAAAATGGATTATTTCTTACCTGATTGATAACAGCGCATGGGCTTTGTCTCGTTCAAACGACATGATAGCGGCCCTAAATAACTGGATTGATCGTTATTCGCAAGAAATGGAAATGCCTGAAATGCAAAGCATTTTTTCGGCAATAGTTGAATCCTGCAAAACTGCAAAATCCTCTTTACTGTCGCTTGTTGACGAACACGCAAAAGCAATTCAGGCATTAAACGGAAATGAAAACCGGAACGCTTTTGCAGGTGAAGAACAATCCATACAACTTGAAATCGAAGCCGCCATATTAGAGCGGGATTTTGAACTTTTAAAATAACAAAACAATGTCTAAACTACTCGAAATCCAGCAGGCGATTGAAAAAAACCAGGCGGCTTTGCGGGATATTCTGGCGAAACGCGGGGCCGACGGCAAATTTTCTCCCGATGTTCAGCAGCAATTGCAGCGTGCAAACGAAGAATACGCCAAATTGAAGGCCGACGGCGAAACCGAACGCATTGCCGAAAACCTGGAAAAAGAACTGCTCGCCTCGCAGGCGCAAGCGCAAGCACGGGCAGCCAACACCAGCACAACCGGCGCGCCGCAATTCAACCAGTCCGGCCTTACTTACGATCAAGCCTTTGGCAAATGGCTGGTTCAAAACCCGGCAAACCCGACCCTGACCGAAGAGGAGCAGCGTATGTTGCAAACCCGTCGGCAGGAAATTCGCGGCACCAATCCCCAGACGTCTGATGTTGTTGGGCAGGGCGGCTACCTTGTTCCCGAATCGTTTTCCAATCGCCTGTACGAAGTTATGAAATGGTACGGCGGGATGCTGGAAGCCTGTCAGGTGCAAAACGACCCGATTGGCGGCGTTCTTCGCTGGCCTACGGGCGACGACACGGCCAATACCGGCACCACGAACACCCCGCAAGGATCAACCGTACCCACACAGGATATGTCTTTCGGGCGCGTCCTGTTCGGTGACTGGACATTGACCTCCGGCATTGTTCGTCTGACGCAGGAATTCCTGCAAGACGAGCGCGTTGGCTTCACGTCCGGCATTCTTGCCCGCCGTTTGGGTGAGCGCATCGGACGCCGCGTGAACACCAAACTGACGAACGGAACCGGCACAAGTGAGCCATACGGATTGACCACGACGGCAACGACGGCGGGGGTTACGTCGGCAGGCGCTACGGCAATCACCAAAGCCGAACTTGTCCGCCACCTCCACAGCGTGGACAAAGCCTACCGGGCCTCCCCGTCTTGCGCCTGGATGATGAACGACAGTATCCTCGGCTACCTGCGAACGCTGGACATGACTACCGACACCACGCACATTTTTGTGCCGGGCAACATCATTACCGGCGTGCCTGATACCCTGTTGGGTCACCGCGTACACATCAACAACGACCTGACCGGGGCGACAAACGGCCTGCCTGTTTCTGCTACCAAGCACATCTACTTTGGCGACTTTTCGGCGTACCTGATTCGCATGATCCGCGACGTGACTATCAGCCGAAACGATCAACTGTACTGGGCTGAACTGGAAGTGGGTTTCATGGGCTTTATGCGCTTGGACGGCAACCTGCTTGACGTGAAAGCAATCAAATACCTGCTCCAAGCATGATCGTAAAGGCGACGGCAACGAAGGGCGAGTACCAAAAAGGCGTTGAATACGACCTGCCAAATGATATTGCGCAGGCGCTCATCATACAAGGTACGATGTCTTTCGTTGCCATTTCCCCGGCGCAAAACCGGCAAAAAGCGGTACAACCAGAATACGAACAACGATGCAATACTACCCTCAGCAACAGCGAAATACTTACAAAGTAACGACGGCCCCCGCTTCGGAGCCGATCACGCTTGCTGATGCAAAGACGTATCTGAATGTAACCACCTCGCTGCACAATGCGCTGATAACAAGTATCATTTCATCGGCGCGGGTGTATTACGAGTTTTTCACGGAAACGGCGGTTATCTCGCAGACGGTAACGGAGGTTTGGGAATACACACCGGCAGAATTTGAGTTGACCGTTTCGCCGGTTGTTTCGGCGGTCGTGTCGTACAAAGACGAAAACGGAAGTTACCAAACATGGGACGCATCAAACTACACGCTTGCCACAAATGCGACACTTGCCCGAATTGTAAAGAATCCGTCGGGCGTGTTCCCTTCGACAGGCGACTTCCCGGAACGCTGGAAAGTAGTTTATGTGGCGGGCTATGCCAATGCCGACGCAGTACCGCAGGACATTATCAGCGCTATAAAGTTGTGGATTGCCTTCCTGTATGAAAACCGGGAGGACATACCCATAAACGACACGAACAACTACAAAATACGCTCATTTGCGGTAATCGCTCACAGGCGTAGAATCCACCTGATATAATTGGAAAACCTGTCGAAAATACTGCCCTCTGTCGGGGCGATGGACGAAGAAATTACTATTCAGTCCTTCACCGCAAGCCGCGACGCAAGCGGACAGCAGGTTTTGACATTTTCCGACTACGTTACGACCCTGGCGCGGGTGAAATGGCCGGACGCGGGGTTAAAAGAGACATACAGCGCAGATCAACAAACGGCATTCCGCAAGATCGTTTTTGAAGTGCGGTATGACCCGGAGGTAAACGAGAAAATGCGCATTTTGTACCGAAACGTTCAGATTTGCGACATTTTAGGCATCGGCACTTTGGGCCGGGATCGGTTCATGGCCTTGACTTGCCAGATGCGCGAGGAAACGATAGACTACCTTACCGACGAAGATGGCAACCCGCTTACCGACACCGACGGCAACTTTTTAACACCGTAAACAATGGCTGCAAAAACATTTGCGACGTATCTATCCGAACTTACCGAGGCTACCGCACTTGGCACGGGCGACCGTGTTCCGGTTCTGGAAAGTAGCACGGTAAAATATGTGGATGGCGCAGAACTTACGCCTTACCTCAAATACGTTGCGCTGCTTTCGCAGTCGGGTACATCGGCACCAACGGCAACCGTTTTGGAAAATACTTTGGGTGGTACGGTGGTATGGGAACGCAATGATGTAGGGAGTTATACCGGAACACTTACCGGCGCATTCCCTGCCGATAAAACATTTTTCCCGGCTCAAATTGCGGGGGCAGGCTATGTAAGAAATTACATAACATACAATACCGAATCAGACCATTATATCAGGTTTTACAATACTACGGATGACGTGCTATCTGTTTTTCTGAATGACACTGCAACTGACAATTCAGTAGAATTATCTGATTTGCCCGGAGTAGTGATTAACATCGAAATCCGCGTTTACCCATGAGCATAAAACTGACTATCGACGCAGCAGACTGGCAAAAGCAAGTCAACGCAGCCGTGAAAACGCTGGAAAAGTTGACATACAATTTTGAGCGCGAACAGCGCAAGATATTGGAGTATGCCGCTGTCCCGATGGTTGACGCAATGAAACGCGGCGCACCTATCGGCACAAAAATACACTACCGATACCCCAAAAGCCGGGGCGGTCGTGTCGCACGGGGCGAAGGCCAAAAGATTGCAACCTACAAGCCTGGCAACCTGCGAAATTCTTTCAGGGTGTTGGATTTGAAACGGACACGCGACGTAATAGTCGGGGCCAAACTTTCCAAAAGCAATGCGCGGGGCGTTTTTGGCCTTACAAGGTCGGATGCGTACTACCTGCACTATGTGGAGTACGGCACCCGCAACATGGCGGCAAAACCTTTTGTCCGTCCGGCAATCGTGTCTGCAAGTCCGCAAGTGATACGGCGCGTAAAATTGGGCTGCGATTTGTTTGCGGCCAAATTCGCCCGCCAAAACGCATACAAAGGATGAATATCAGCGGAATAATATACACCCTGCTTGCGGGCGATACTACAGTAACGGGCCTTGTCGGCACCGATAGCGGCGGCGGGTATAAAATTTATCCGCTCACCATACCGCAACAGGCGGCTTTGCCCGCTGTACGAATTATTGAGGTTGCAGTAGAGCCGTCCGACACGAAAACGCAGGCGTCCGGCATGGATGCGGTACGGGTACAAATAGACTGCTATTCAAAGTCCATGCTGGTTTGTCAGCAGTTGGAAGAAGCAGTAAGGCAGGCCATTGACCGTTACCGGGGCGAGGTGACGGTGGCGGGGACGGGCGGCGCAACATACTTTGTCGATGGTATCCGGTTTGAAAACCGCAACCAGACGATGGAGAATGAAAAAGACATTTTCCGGGCGTCTACCGACTATCAAGTCAGGGTTAAACGCTCGTTTAATAACTTCATTTTGGACGATGCTACCGGGCAGGTAATAACCACGGCGGCGGGCATTCCGATCACAACCGACTAAAAAAATGGCAGTAACACTTTCGGCAGCATTAAACGCACTTGCAAGCACGTCGGCACCTGACAAGGTGATTGTATTGGAAGGCAGCACGGCAAAGCAGACTGACCCGGAGAACATCGGCGGGGGCGGCTATTTGAAATATGTTGCTTTACTGTCGCAAGATGGCACATCGGCACCAACGGCAACCGTTTTGGAGAATACTTTAGGCGGTACGGTGGTGTGGAGTTATAGCGATGTTGGAGTTTATATTGCAACACTTGCAAACACATTTACAGACGGCAAGACAGTATGTTTTTTTGGCAACAATGTGTCTTTTTTTAATTTTTTTGGCAAAAGCGCAGAGTTGCCTGGAGACGATGACTTGTTGTTGCAAACACTTGACGGGAACGGGTCAAGCGCAAATGCTTTATTGTTTCAAACGCCTGTCGAAATTCGCGTTTACCCCTAACCATAACTTTCAAACAAAAAAAATAACATACAATGGCAACAACCGGAGTAGTCAATACCACACTTTTTACCTTCCGGGCGGGCGTGTCCGGCGGTACGGTCGTAAGCAATCAAAACGACTTTTCTATCTCGTTTACGCACGAACCACGCGACACGACGACCAAAGACAGCGGCGGCTACCGCACACTTTTGGAGGGCTTGCGCTCTTACGAGGTCAGCGTGTCCGGCCTGCTTGCCTTTAACGACACGTTAAGCGTGTTCACCTCGACAACCGGCCTGAATGCCGTTTTGAAGGCGCGAACGATGCAGACATGGATTGCCGGGACGGGGGTGAGTGGCGACCCGAAACTTTCCGGCGAAGGGTACTTTACCTCTTTGGAGGTCGGTTCGCCTGACCAGGAAAATAACTGCACATGGTCTTGCACGCTGCAAGGAAACGGGCAGTGGTACGAAGGCACATTCTAACCAAACGATATGCTGCAAAACATCAAATTGGGCGGCGCTGAACGGCCTTTACTGTTCGGCCAAACCGTTTACAAGATTTACAAGCGGGAAACGGGAAAGAACTTTGCCGACCTGCTCAAAGGCATGGAAGAGGGCGACACGTCCGCACTTCCTGACCTTGTTTATTGGGCGCTTCGAACCGGCGAACTGGCACTTAAAATGCCGCCGGGCGATTACGACGAAATACAGGTGAGCCTTTGGCTGGATGAGGACAAAGCCGCTTTTGAAAAGTGCATGGAGGCGTTTTTCGATAGCATCCTTGTAACAAAGGATGTTATGGAATCGCAGGCCAAACGCATCACCGGCGGCAATGGCGAGCCGGAAACGACGGAAAAAAAAATGAGTTTGGCGAAGGCCGCTACTGGGACATAGCAATGCAAATGGCCGGGCGGATGGGTTGGAGCGAAGAACAGTTTTGGTTTTCAACCCCGCGCTATTTTCAAAACGCCTGCACCGGGTTTATCGACCAACAACGGGAAGAACAAATAGAAGGGCTGCGGCGGACTCGTTTAGCGGCCTTTTATTCTTTCTTACCGCATACCAAAAAAGGCACCTTGCAAAAGCCTGAACACCTTTTTCAACTTCCCGGCGAAAGCGCACTAAAGGAATACGGGCAGGAAGAAAAGCAGGCGATGTTGCAACACCTTGAAAGGGTTAAAAGTATTGACCTGTTCGCAGGGCAAAGCATTACAAAAATCGAGGCATAATGGCAGATATAGCACCCGGCCTAAATTTCCGCATTGGCGCGGACGTGAAAGGCGTAAACAAAGCGATTAAGGAGGCAGAAAAGTCTCTTAAAGGTGCTGTATCTACATTTTCGGGCATCGGGAACTCCCTTTCGCTTGCCATTTCAGCACCAATCGCGGCATTCACAGGACTATCTGTAAAAGCCGCCGGTGAAATGGAATCCTTGCGCCTGGCGCTCGAAAAGACAATGGGCGGGGCAGGGCGAAGCATCGAAGAGGCAACAATAGAACTGGAGCAACTACGCAAGGCGGCAGAGGCACCGGGCCTTGATTTTGAGCAAGCGGTAAAAGGTTCTATCCGCTTGCAGGGCGTAGGATACCAAGCCGAAGAGGCGCGGCGCATCGTTGCCCAACTTGCCAACGCACTTGCGCTGACCGGCGGCACGGCTGACCAACTTGACGGTGTTACCAAGCAGTTTACCCAAATGCGGGCAAAGGGCAAACTGATGCAGGAAGACCTTTCGATCATTCTGGAAAATATGCCCAATCTTGCAAAGGTCATGCAGGATACTTTCGGCACGGCAAACGCCGAAATGCTGCGGGGCATGGGCGTAAGTGTGGAGGACTTTATATCGAAGTTGACCGACGGCATGGAGAAAATGCCGAGAGCGCAGGGCGGTATAGCGAATGCCATTGTAAATGCCCAAAATTCGATAAAATTGGCAATTGCCAGCGTAGGCGAAGAAATCAACAAGACATTCAACGTAACCGGCAAACTCGAATCTTTTTCCAAATGGGTTGCCAGTCTTGCCACATGGTTTAAAGGACTTGATGACGAAACACGGCGTTTAATATTGGGCGTTGGCATTTTTGCGGCGGCGCTTGGCCCGGCCTTCAAACTGATGCAGGGAGGCGTTTTCATAGTTGGAAAATTGCAGGTTGCTTTTCTTGCGATGCAGAAAGCAATGGCGCTCTCCTTAACCGAAAGCGGTATTCCTGGCCTTATTGGCTGGTGGAAAAAGTTGGATATTGTAATGAAGGCGTCCTATATCGGAGCCGCCATTGCAATTGTACTGGCATTGGGGGCCGCATGGCTGGCAACGTCGAAGGATATGAGCGCAGCGGCACAGGCGCAACGGCAATTACAGCAGACGCAAAAAAGCGCGATGGATAGCGTAAGTGCCGAAATCGCAAATATAAACGCACTGGCAGCGGTAGCGAAGGACGAAAAGAGGAGCAAGGAAGAGCGGTTAACCGCAATGAAAAAGTTGATCGACATTTCCCCGTCCTATCAGGGCGCTTTGCAGGGCGAAACGATCAACACTACAAAACTGGACAAGGCTACCGCCGGGCTTGTTGCATCGCTCATAAGGGCTGCAAATGCACGAAAAGCAACCGAGGATATTGCAGAACTGGATAAACAGTTGCGCAACCTTTCCGAAACCGCGCAGCCGACCACGCTACAAGAAGTTTTCAACGTCATTAAGTCGGGCGGCAATTCTACCCTGATGGCGGCGAATCAGGCCAACACCTACGCCAAAAATATAACGTCGGCCAAAGAGGCATTGGAGGCGCAGCGGGCAAAATTGGTTGAATTTCTGGAAGCGAATGTAGCGGCAACCGACAGCGTAAAAACGGGAACGGTTGAAACGATAAAAGGCACGGGCGCAACTGAAAAGGCGACTACGGCGCTGGATAAATACCTTGAAAACGTAAGGAAGAACGAAGAAGCGCAAAAGAAATGGAACGAGGCGCGGGCGGCGATGGGTTTAAGCGAACTGCCGAAATTAGAGCAGGCAAATGTGCAACCTGTTTCGCAGGGCGGCACCGGGCCGGAGGTGCAAGGAGTTGATGCGCTGAAAATGGCAGCAGACAACGCGGCCAAATTTCAGGCTTCGGTTTCCGAATCCATGACGCGGACGCAACTCATTATCAAGTCGCTGCAAGGGGATATAAACGGATTTGGAGACGTTTATACCGAGGTAATGCGCAAGGTGGTAAGGGATGGGAATTTGGCGGAAATGTCGGTTTTATCATTGGGTGAATCCATGATGAAAACGTCCGTTTCCGGTTCGCTTTCCATGAAAACGTTGTATCAGGAGGTAGGAACCGGATTTGCCCAAATGGCAACGGCAATGGCCGAATCGGGCAGTTACATGAGCGCGGCAATATTGGCAGCGGGCGGGGCAATTGCAACAGCGGCGGCAAACGGCACCACCACCTTGAAAGGGTTTGTAAAAGAAACGCTCGCAGCGGGGGCAAAGGTAATAAAGGTATGGATACAAATGGCCGTAGCACGGGCGGCGCTGTCTGCCCTGCAAAACGTGCCTTTCCCCTTCAACATCGCGGCGGCGGGGCTTGCAGGGGCAGCGGCGGCGGGCCTGTTCAGCGCTCTTATCAAAAAAATTGGAATACCTGCACTTGCCGATGGCGGCGTACTTACCGGGCCTCAAATGGTACTTGCAGGGGAATATCCCGGCGCACGGGCAAACCCGGAAATCATTTCGCCGGAAAATAAAATGCGCGATGTATTCAGTGAGGTACTCGCAAGCGCGGGCGGCGGTGGCGGTAATTTCACGGTCACAACGCGGCTTTCCGGCGATGACTTGTTATTGGTAATCGAACGCGCAAAACAACGCGCAACAAGAAAAAGATAAATGGCATTAAGATTTTTCAGTGAGCATCAAACATGGAGCGCAGGCGGGGCAATAACGGACGACCTTTGGCGCATTGAAATTTTCGATTCGTCGTTTGTCGGCGAAGAAAGCGAGTTTATTGTTGCCGACGGGGCGCGGTTATCATACCGGGCAGAAGGCGATACCCCACACGCGCCTATCCTTTCGTCTGAATTTTCGTTTACAATGTTGATTGAAAATGAGACGCAGGAGGACTTAATTATTGACATGGCAGCGGCGGCTGAAAGCCGGTTTACTGTCGTTGTTTACCGGGACGGGGTATTTTATTGGGCGGGCGTTATCAATTCGCCTGACATTACGATCGAAGACGCAGACTACCCCTACGGGTTTGACATTGCCGCCGTTGACGGGTTGGCGCTTCTTCGCAATTACGAATACAGGGAGGAGGGAACAAGCCCGACAAAATGGGATTTGCGATACACGGGCATTAGCCGGATAATGACCATAATTGAGCGCTGTATCAAAAAACTGCCCCACATCCCGGAGCATTTTACCGGCGCTGAAAAATTCATGGTCACGGCTGTAAACTGGTATGCAGAAGATGACCCGGCAACGCCTACGGCAACCGATGACCCTCTTTGGAATAAATACCTTGATAACCGGATTTTCGGCGGCGGGCAGTCCAGCGGCAACGCGAAGTTTGATTCGTGTTATGACGTGTTGGTAAAACTGCTAACGCCTTTCAATGCGAGAATCGGTCTGTTTGACGGGTACTTTCTCATTGAACAGTTTGAACACCGGGCCTACACAATCGGCGCAAACGCCAACTTTTCGCGCTATTACGATTACGATTTTACCGGGCCGGTTGCCAATACTAATTTGGTCGCTGACCAACTGATAGGACTTGGTGAAACGATACAAAAATTGCGCGGCGGCTCTTATTCGTTCTTGCCGCCGTTACGGTCGGCGCGGGTAACGCAGCAGACAAACGGGCTTCAAAACCTGATAGCAGGGGCATATTTTGACAACGACGTGACCACCTACGCGGCGGGATCAGCGGTAGGCGACGGATCCAGCACTTATGTCAGGTTTACCGGCAATGTGCTTTGGACAATCGACGACGTTGATTTAGTGGATAATTCCTATTTGTACCTGCATTTCAGGCTCAAAATAGAATTAGATAGCCTGTTTGCACAACAACACGGGGCAGTATCTTTCAACGGCACAATAACTACCGACGCACTGACATGGAGCGCAACAGATGAATACATAGACTTGTATTTTGCCGAACGGGTAATACCGGACGTTGCAGAATTGACAGGTTCAGCAAATTTCGACTTGCTTTTGCGTTGCGACCCGTCCTTTACATCGGGCAATCTGAATGTCAGTTTTGATTTTGTGGAATTGCTACGGTATCAGCCCGCCGGGCCGAACGTGGATTCGGCGTTGGTGGTGGATGCAGCCGACTATGTTATCGCGTGGTCGATGAACGAACCGTACTGCGTCATTATGCCCAACCCGAAGAAAATCAAAATTTCGGGCCTGACGCCGGCGACAGCCTATCCAAAAGCCGTTACTTACGAAGTTCAGGGTGATACGAACAACACGCAGGTACAACAGGTGAACACGGTTATCGGATCTCTTGCTTCTTCCATTGTCAACCAGTGGGGCGGCCTGCTTTATTTTGATTCGCCAAACTACGTTTATTCAGGCGATTGGGGCGCAAGGAACGGCGCACGGACAAGACCGTTCGCCCAACTACTCGCACAGCGTGTTATTTCTGCGTTCTATCAGCCCCGCAAAATATTGCGCGGTACGGCGGTAGGTTCTGCAATTGTCCTGCAAACGCCGATTGAAGAAAGGTCGGAAATTTACTACCTCAAAACAGGCACATACGACACGGTACGCGACCAAATGGCGGGAGAATGGGTAGGGCTGGAATACACGGCAGCAGAATTTACCTACTTAGACCCGGAATTTGATACCGGCGCAAGTGACCCAAACTCACCGGGCGGCACGGGCGGCGTAGGCGGTTCGTCTGGTGGCAGCAACAACGGCGGCGGCGGCACAGCCGGGCCNGGCGGCGTAAGCGGCAATGGCATTTATGGCGGCAGCGGAACGGTAGGCGACGCAACCGTCGCAACGATGGAAGGGGGCTTTTCCTTTGAAAATGTCGGTGCAACGTCGGGCGATGCGTTCACGGTAACGATAGATGACGGAAGTGAATCAAACACAATAAAAATTGAAGCAAACGCCGGAATTATCCTGCAATCGACGGGCAACAATATCCAGTTTGAAGGCGTAACCCGTTTCTCTGACATTATCTCACCGGCAACAATCAACGCCAATCAAAACGACTATGCGGGCTTGGATGGGGCGAATGTCGGCAGGCTTGCCGCATCAACGGCGGTAAACATTACCGGCCTAACATCCGGCATCGGTGGGCGGGTGTTGTTCCTGTTTAACAGGGGCAGCAATAATATAACGCTCGTGAATGCGGATACAGGAAGCACGGCGGCAAACCGATTTGACAGCGGGCGCAATTATGTCCTTAGGTCAAAGAAGGGGGCTATTATTGTTTCCGACGATATTGATAATCGGTATTTGGTTGCCGCCATTGGCGACCTGTCGTATTTTAACGAGGGATACACAACCAGCACCGCAACGACCGCAAGCCTGACAGCGGACACTCCTGCAACAAATGTTGGCGTTGCATTGGTGGCAAAAGGCAGCGGCGCAACACTGGCACAAATACCGGACGGGACAACTACGGGGGGCAATGCAAGGGGGATTTATGCCGTAGATTGGCAAAAGATACGGACAAATTCATCTGACGTTGCAAGCGGCGACTATTCCACCATACCGGGCGGAAGGCGCTGCACGGCATCCGGTACATACTCGTTTGCAACGGGTTTCAGGGGCGTTGCATCCGGTAACGGTAGCGTTGCATTTGGTGGAAGCGGTGCATTTTCCGTAGGTGCAACGGCATCCGGTACGAACTCTTTTGCGATGGGGCCGGGGGCTACTGCTTCGGGGAACAACTGTTTTGGATTCATTGGCAGCGCAACGGCTGACGAGGCAGTAGCATTTATAGAATCAACTGCCCGCTACGGGGAGTTTTCTGGCAGGCGGTTTTCTTTCATGCAGTTGAGCAAGGTTCCCATTGTTGGAACGGCTGCAACAGAACTATTTTTGGATGGGACAAGCCTAACGGCAACAATTCCGTCAGGCGAAAAATGGATAGTTGAAATAGCCTGCTTGGCAGAGGTTTCGGTAGTTGGAGACGGCACCGGAGGCTTTGCGATTGATGACACCTATGCCGTTACTTACCGCTGCGTTATCGCAAACAAGGCAGGTACTACGGCGCTTGTTGGCACGGTTCAGGCCGACATGGCCGCGCAATCAGACGCAACGATGGCAGACGCGGTTTTTACAATTACCGCCGACAATACCGGCGACTACCTAAAAGTTACCTACACAGGCGGGGCAAATACAGGAAGCGGGACGCAGACGAACGCTTATGCGAATCTTCGCGTTTTCAAATACTAACGAATGAAAAAAGGAATTTTACTACTCTTTATCCTGCTTTTGGTGTGCAGTCTTTCTGCACAGACAAGGCCATACCGCGACGTTTACGAACGTGGGAAACCGCCGGTTGAATTTGGCCGGGCCTTGTTGCCGGGCATGATGACCTTTGTTGGCGCTGCCATGCCCGACACCAAGCGGGGGCGGGCGGTGCAACTGACTTTGTTTTTCGGGGCAGGCGTGACGGTAGGCGTATGGGACAGGAAGCGCAACAGGG